GGCCACGGTGCCCAGGACCATCGTGGCAATCTTGTCTTCATCACCGGTCACCATACGCTCCGCAAATAATGCTGCCGCACTCTTGAAGATTTCTGCCGCCATAATCAGCTCGGAGAGATAGTACTCCTGGTTCTGGTAGCGCACACCGACGATCTCCATCCCTTTTTGCAGTTCGGCAAAGATCTTTTCCGGAGTTATGCCTTCGGCTAACTGTTGCTTGACCTGCTCGCACACTCGGTTCTCGTTTAAATCACCCAGATTTTCACTAAGCAAATCAGCCATACACGTTCCCTCCAGTTCGTCATTCGTTATTAGTGAAATCACTGCCGCCACTTATCTACTTATCTAGATAACTAACTATACGCATTATAGCCCGGCCCTTTTACAGATGTCAACCTCTGTCCACCTAAAATTTTCAGGAATATTTACCGCTTTACCTTCATCTGCAAGTTAAGTGTAAAAAACACCGCCACTATGGCGATGTTTTTACAGAACATTTCGCACTTGACCTGCCCATTCTTGGATTGTCTTAACTTTGCCGTTAAGTTTTATATGTTTGTTACTTCTTCTGTTGTTAGCTTGCGTTTTATACGATGCCCATTGACAATTTTCAGGACAGTAACCTTTGTCGCCATCAATCCTGTCTATCGTTAAACTTTCTTCATATCCATGTGACATAGCCCAGTTATAAAATGCTATAAAATCGTGTATCCATTCCGGTGTTATTGTGATTCCTCTGCCACCATAATTCTTGTAATTGCCTGCATTCGGATTTCCACATCTTGTTTTCATACCTTGCCATATGGAAAATAAACGGGTGTGTCTTTTTCTGTGAGTGCCCTTCGTTGAGTTGATTTCAATCTTTAGACATCTGCAGCTTTTTGTTTTTCCACTTTTCAAACTATCACTAAGCGTTATTATCTCGTTACCACAACTGCATTTGCAAAGCCATACCCTTTTTTTGCCTTTTCTTCCTTCGCATTTAATAACTGTCAATCTTCCAAATACTTGACCATCCAGGCTTATTTTGTTCATCTTCCCCAGCTCCTTTTATTTTCAGCTCATTTATATATAGCATAGAGAAAGCGGAGGGAGCTGTTCCCCCGCTTAACAACCGTCGTTGCCCTATGTCGTTAAAACCTTACGGCATTTAACCAATTAGTAACTATAAACGGGCATGTCTGCGACCACGAATTCCCCATCCCCCAACTCATTTTCAAGGCACATCGCGTGTGCCAAGCTCATAAACGGGTCCGTCTTTCTGCTTTTACCTTCGATTTTTGCGTAGTAGATATTACCTGTATCGCTCCCCATGCTTCGGCTTGAGTGTACTAACTTGGTGTTGTTTACCGCCCACCTCATCAGCGGATTGTCTCCCCACACAAACCATTGGTTAGCAAAGCATCGGTCAATGATCGGGACCACTTTCATGATATCTGAGGGCCTTACCAGTTTTATGTTTTTATAATCCGTTGCATCAAAACCGATTTTTGAAAGTGAACTTGCCAGCAACGCATATCTAAAATTATCAAGCACCAGTTTTTGCAAGTCATATTTCAGTGCTCGTTCAGCTACCCAGTTGGCTATTAAGTCAGGATGTATTTCAATATCGTCAACTAGGGTTATTAATCCATCATTCGCCCACTCTCGATATGGTATTTTCAGCCTTGGGATGTCAGCCGATTGCAAACATAGCCACGACATACTAATGTCATACCTGATATCACCTGCTCTAAAATGGATTACTGCACTGGCGAAGTCAGTCACTTTTGAATAGTCAATTCCCACCACGCCTGTTCTACCCGTAAGGTCCGGGATCGGGCTATTTGTCGCGAGAATGTTCTCCCAACTTGTTACCTCAACGTCTTTGTTTCCCTCGGGAGTATTCATCCGTTTGGTGAGAAAGGCGGTGAACTGATTCGGATTAGCTTTCCAATCCTTGTATTCCTTTGCAATTTCTTCTCTTAGGTTCGGCAAGTATCTAAGTGAGGGGTTTGCCTTCTCCCAACAGGCCGGATCATTGACTTCTTTTTTATCGTCCAATCTGCAAATAAAAGGCAACATACCGTTATCGGGTACATCACCTTTTAGAATTTCTAGGGAATCTCTTATCTTATCATCAAGCGGGCCATCTCTTACATCCCCATTCGTAGTTGCATATGTTCGGCGTGGGTGTTTCTTTTTCCCTAGTCCAGTGGTGAACACGTTTATGTTTGCATAGTCCTGATACTGGTGGATCTCGTTAAAAATAACTATGCCGGATCGCAGTCCGTCTTTTCCTTTTGGAGAATTGGTGCGGCCTTTTATGATGGATTTGGTTTTTAAATTAACAACCTCTTCTTTGTTCCAGTAAAAAAACTTACGCATCTTCGAGATCTGATGTGGTTGTTCCAGTGCTTCGATAACATCTTTCAAAGGTTGCATTGCCTGATCTTCATTGTTGGCGCAAATATCAGCATTATAGTTTTTGATTCCGTTGTATTCACTCGACAGGCAGAATGACTCATAAGCTATATATCCGTCTTTGCCAGCGCCTCTGCCTTCCAGCATAAACAGATCAGGCCAGCGTGGCATATCGTCTTTAGTCCAGTATGTGCAGCAGTGCAATGCAAAAACAAATTCTTCCCACTCAAATATTTTCTCGTATGGGAAATACTTTGATAATCCCAAATACTTATCAAGCTGTTCATCGTTGGTGTAAATATCTTCGGTTGCAAAGCACTTGCGAACATAGGCTACTAAATCGTGCTGCTCTATGCAGGAATTGATCTCTCCCTTTTCCACCATTTCCATGTATCTTAGGATGTGAGGGTTAATTTTAGAGTTCGTCTTCTGGCTCGACATCCATGCTCACGTCCTTTAGGGATGTGATCACCTTCATGAGAGTTGTTGCTGTACGGTTTGCACTGTCGGCAGTCCTGTTGTAGGCGTTAATTGCCGGATGCTCATACATATTTGCCCTGCCTTTTACGTACTCCTTGGTAATAAATGCGCCGCTTTCGGCCAATGTTTTTTCTAAATCACCGAGTATTTTTAGCTGAACCTGATACCTCTTGAAGGTTGTTATAAATAAAAAGTTTTGCTCTGCGCCACTTTTCTGCGCCATCTCTATTATTTTACTTGCTTGTTTATTTAAATCTATTGTAGCCACTTTCATCGCCTCTTTACCTAACCGTTATTCATCCAGTAGCACCGCCTTTTCGCCTGTGAATGTTTCATATCTCTTTATTATTACATCGCAATATTTCTCGTCAAGTTCCACTATGTAGCACGTTCTCCCGGTCTGCTCACAAGCAATAAGGGTTGAGCCGCTACCCCCAAACGGGTCCAGTACAATATCGCCCTCTTTACTTGAATTCGCAATAAAGTATCCACAAAGACCAACTGGCTTCATTGTCGGGTGTTCCGCGCTCTTCTGCGGCCGGTCAAATTCGACCAGGGTAGTCTGCTTGCGATCAGCATACCAGGCATGGCTGGCACCGTCCTTCCAGCCATAAAGGATCGGTTCGTGCTTCCATTGGTAATCCTGGCGACCCATGACCAGTGAATTCTTTACCCAGATCAAACACTGGCGCAGAGAATAACCAGCCTGCTTGAAAGCTGTCCGGAAATTGTAACCCTCGCTGTCAGCGTGAAAAACATAAATCGCCGCGCCCTTTTTCGAATGCTCATACATCCGCGTAAAGGCATCAGTCAGGAACTGAAGGAACTGTTCGTCTTGCATCTTGTCGTTTTGGATTTTTAGTTTATCCTTTGTTGCTCCCTCATAGTCCACGTTATATGGCGGATCCGTCAGGACAAGGTCTGCCTGTTGTCCGTTCATCAGCTTTGTAAATACCCCTGAAGATGTAGAATCTCCACAAGCCAGCCGGTGTTTTCCAAGCATCCAAACGTCACCGAGCTTGGTTATCGGTTCTTCAGGGAGATTCGCCTCAACGTCAAAGTCATCTTCCAAGGCTTCATTGTCCTCTTTAAACATTAAGTCAATTTCTAAGCCCTCAAAACCTGTTAATGATAAATCAAAATCAAGACCTTGCAGTTCCTCAATTTCAATCTTTAACATTTCCATATCCCAGCCAGCATTTAATGCGAGTTTATTGTCTGCCAGCATATAAGCTTTCTTTTGTGCCTCGGTTAGATGTTCAACCAGTACACAAGGTACTTCTTTAAGCCCTTCTGCCTTGGCTGCAAGGATTCTGCCATGTCCCGCAATGATGTTAAACTTTCCATCAATCAATACAGGATTAACAAACCCAAATTCTCGAATACTTGCCTGTATTTGCTTGATTTGCTCATCACTATGTGTGCGAGCGTTCCTTGCATAAGGCACAAGTTTGTCTATATCAACAAGTTTTAGTTCCTCGCTCATCTTCATTTTTTATCATTTCCTTTCCAAAAAACTCATGCGCTATCCTTAGTTCTCTTGTCTGGAACCCACCCGAGTCCAGCGGTCTGTAATTAAAATCAACATTTTTTCGACCGGAGGCGGCATCACCAGCGCTCCTCCGTTAAACACTCCTTTGGCTCCTGCCTGTACCCATGTGTTCGTTCATGGCAATCGTGACACAGGCTGATAAGGTTTCTTTTCTTTGCTCCGTTATCATCAACATAGAATTTACTCAATGCTAACTCGGGATGAATCTTTACATAGTTAACGTGGTGAACGTGAGTGGCCTTTTTATATTTACCTTTTGCCTTGCACATCTGGCACTCATGCTTATCATCGTCCAGCACCTCACCTCTAAGCTTTAACCATTCACTCCACGTGTAGAATCTGTGCAGATCATTCTGCTTGATGCAGTCCTTGATGAAGTTAGTTATATTCGCGGCACTACAGTAGCGACCATTCGTCAGTTCGAGGCAGCTTGGATAACTGCATGGCCTCTTTGGCAACTGATTCACCACCCCATTTTATGCATAGAAAAAGCCCCCAGAGCATTTGCTCCAAAGGCTTCTTGTGTTTTTATAAACTTCTACAATACAAGTATATCACCCGAAACAGTGAAAGTCGTCCCAGAAAAATCCCAACGCCATGTTAGTAACCAAACAACAAGATGCTTAAATGCTCCACCGCTTTCTCCTTCTTGCGATACACATCCGACCTACCACAAAATAGCTTTTCACTTACGTTTCCAAGCGCATCCGTTTTACTTCCTGCCACCAAGTAAAACTCACTTAAGATAATGCGTTCTTCTTCGCATAACGTGTCCCACGCAGGCTTAAACCAATTCATAAATTCCACCGCCTGCTTATATCTCTGGCTAAGAACATCCATCTTGCTAATGCTGCTAACCAGCATATTCTCATGGCTGTGCAGATTACGAACGTGCGGCATATCATCAATGTTACTGCCCCTTGGACTTACCATATCCTCTTCAATCGCTTTTACCTCGTCGGTGGTTAGGTTAATAATGCAGGTCATATTTTCAAAGTCTTTCATAGCATTAACCGTTGCCGTTTGTTTATCTAAGTATCTCCATGCGATCATTAACCGCCACCTCCAATCCTTGCTCTAACTGCATTTATAAGTGCGTTTTGACCTATTTCCTTTTTTGCAAGTGCCGCCATAACCTGCTCGTCCATTGTTCCTTTGCAAATAATATGATGTATTACTACTGTGTCTTTTTGACCTTGCCGCCATAGCCTTGCATTTGCTTGCTGATATAACTCCAGGCTCCAGGTTAATCCAAACCAGATGACTGTGCTGCCGCCGGCTTGAAGGTTAAGTCCGTGACCTGCTGATGCAGGATGTGCAATTGCAATTTTAATCTCGCCACTATTCCATCTGGTAATATCATCACTGGTCTTTAACTCTGCTATCTCAAATCGTTCAGATATTCGCTCCTTATCATGAATGTAACTGTAAAAGATCAGGACAGGCTTGCCGTTTGATGCTTCGATCAGATCCTCTAGGGCATCCAGCTTTTTAGTGTGAATCTGCTTAACTCCTCTGAACTCGTCATATACGGCACCGTTTGCCATTTGCAGTAGCTTATTTGAAAGAGCCGCTGCATTAACTGCATCTATATCGCCATCCTCAAAGGGAAGCAGCATTTCATGCTCTAGCTTTTTGTAAAGGGCCGCTTCCTTTTGATCCATAGTAACCTCGACTATGTTTTCAATTCGCTCTGGCATATGTAGGTAATCACAAGCCTTCATGCTCACACAAATGTCAGAAATTTTATCATAAATAACCTGTTCAGCGCCTTCTCTTAGCTTATAACTGAATATGACATCCCGGTTTCTTTTGTCGGGCTCGAAATAATCTCTGCGGTAGTTTCCAATGAACCTCCCAAGCCTTACTCCCATATCCAGCAGATTAATCTGACTCCATAAATCAATTAAGCTGTTCGGCGTAGGTGTCCCTGTCAAACCAACTACTCTTTTTGTTAGAGGTCTCACCTTGCGTAGTGCCTTGAAGCGAATGGCTGAATGAGACTTGAAGCTAGAAAGCTCATCGATGATCACCATGTCAAAATCCCATTTGTAGTTTTTAGTCAGCCACTCCACATTCTCACGATTGATTATGTAAATGTCAGCCTTTCTAAAGAGTGCCAGCCTTCGTTCCTTTTCAGAACCCAGCACTTTTGAGATCTTAATTCCTTTTAGGTGATCCCACTTTTGGCACTCCTTACTCCATGTGTCCTGTGCCACTCTAAGTGGTGCAATAACCAGAACCTTTGCAATATCGAAATAATCAAACATCAACTCATCTATTGCAGTTAAAGTAACAATTGTTTTCCCCAATCCAAGATCTAAGAAAAGCCCACAAATAGAATTATTGATTATAAAATCAACAGTGTATTTTTGATATTCATGTAAATCTTTATAACTCAGCTTTTCCACTTATGAACCTCCCTTTTACATTATGATAACTGGCATGTTCGTTTTGTGTAGTAAAAACTTTTAAATTACTTGGATCATTATTTCGTTTGTTCCCATCAATGTGATGTACCACTTCATGCTTATTCAAAGGTCTTCCAATAATCATTTCTGCAATTACTCGATGTAAATGACGACCTTTAATTTTAGGGTAAGATTTCTTTTCACCTTCACCCATATGCATAAGACTTAATTTACCTTTCAAATCTTCCGTCATTCTTGAAGGGTTTAATTGCTTATTAAGTTCTGTGAGATGTGGCTTTTTCTGATAACCTTGAGGATTATATTTTTTTGATTTATGCTCATAGGAACACTCAGTACCACAAAATTTTCTTTTTCTGCTAGGATAGGATTCAAATACTTTACCACACCACTCACAAACATATTTCATCTAGCATCCCCCCAATCGCCTTGACATCATCTAGCTGATATACCAAAAAACCTAATTTTTCCAATTGTCTTTTTCTCTTTATTTGCAGTGGTCGCATTCTCTCTCTGGTTGCTTTCACCTCAACAAATGCTATTACTCCACCCGGTATCAGCACTAACCTATCTGGAACGCCTGACATTCCAGGAGATACAAACTTTAATGCCATACCGCCACGGGCCTTGACTGCACCAACAAGTACTTTTTCAATATAGCTTTCTCTCATCATCTGACGCTCCTTTCTAGCAAGAAACAAGAAATCAACTTTTCCTTACGTGTGTGTATAACGCGTTATGTGTGTCATGCAATACAACTTTTAATATTATTTAATACTCAATAGTAAATCTTGTTCCCTTGTTTCTAAAAACCCCATAATGACTGATATATCTATATTTCTTTAGCAAAACAAGATTAAGAACAAAACATTTCTTATTCCCCTTGTTCCTTGTTTTTATGAGAACAAGATTATACTTTAATTCCTTATTCCAAGACCTCATTCTCATCTCTTACATAGGCTCTTTGCTTAGCATAAATAGAAAATTGAAATGTTCCTTGCTTATTTCCAGCGTACCTTTTCCAACCCTCAATTTTTGCCATCATTCCATTAAGATCATAGGCATCAATCTTTCTCATGTTCACACCATCCTTACCAAAACACTCACTCCATATTTCCATTGTGCAAACTCTTTCACGCTTTATGATTCCAGTAGATACACTGCCGCCAAATTCATTACCATTAAGGAAGCTTCTTCTTTCATAAATATCCATGCTGCCCCAGTTTTCAGGTAACAGTTGCTCCAGATAATCTCGAACCAATCCTTCTCTGTCATCCGATTCCATAGCATCAGCCTGCTGAGAAAATGCCATCTGCGCATCCTCGCCTTTAAGGAATAGCTCCTCACCAGCACGATACTTAATAATTGCCTCTGCCCATACCTGCTCTACCTCGGTTAACTGCCATGCCTTTTTGCCGCTTTTGCCACCGACCCTTACAGGCCAAAAGCGGCGATTACCTGTGATATCACGCAGGAAGCCACTCTCACAGTTGGTGCTGCCAACTATGATGCACTGCCTTGGGTGGCTTTCGACCGTCATCCCATAACTTGGGCGGTACTTGTCATCAATACGAGAAATAAAGGATTTTACCGTTTCAACGTCTACTTTTTTAAGTCCGGCAAGCTCACCCATCTCGAGGATTATATTGCCTTGAAGCTTCTCGGGAGCAGTCTTGTCCCTCATATCCGATAGAGTTAAACTGTCAGAAAACCACTTACCTCCAAGCCTTGAAAAGAAGGTGCTTTTGCCAATTCCCTGTGGGCCATTTAGTACTAAAATATGGTCAAACTTTATGCCCGGTTCATATATCCTTGCTACAGCTGCACAGAGTGTTTTTCTCATTGCTGCTCTTGTGTAGGTGTTATCCTCAGCGCCTAAATAATCAATAAGCAGCGTATCAAGGCGTTCTAACTTGTCCCACTCTGGAAGTGCTGCAAAGTATTCCTTGATTGGATGATAGGCACGTTCTGCTGCAACAGCGAGTAGTGCATCCTTGAATTTGCCGGGTGACCATATATGATAAATGCTGTCCAGATAGGCCTTTGCTCCAGCCACATCAGAATCGTTCCAACCGCCCTTGACCTGCTTCCAGGGGAGATTGCCCTTCACATCAATACAGTTGCTGTGCTGATTGTAGGCAATACCCTGCAGGTTGGGATCGTGTCTTAGGATTAGAATAATGTTTGATAGCGTATCCTTAATTTCGCCGCTCTTTAATAGCTCAAGGCCAGTCTGCCAATCATCTCCCACAGCTGCAAAGTCTGCACCTACCTTAGCTTGTCGCTCGGTTGCAAGTTGAAGCTTTACGCTATCATCCGTTATTGCAAACGCCTGCATCGACTTGAAGGATGGCAGCTTGATAGGTGCTAAATCCTCTTCTGCCTTGCCGTCAAGCTCACCAAATTTATGTAAACGCACAAGGTCAAAAGCGTTACATAATTTACTGCAAGCTGGGTCTGTGGCATGGTGAGAAAATGCAAATTTGTCATCGTAAATCAGAACTCCCGCAGTACTGTCAGCGGGGATATAATCATACCTGCCCGGCATAAGACTTGGCTTGTAAACCTCCGGAATGAACTTGTCGATTGCGTCCTGGATGGAATAGGCTCTGCAAAACGCGCCTATTACTCCGGCCTTTTCGAGTGGATCAGCTTGCTTTGAAATTCTATGTTTTACAATGCTTGTCTGCCTTGAGGATACCGGCCAGCTAGAAGTATCCCGCCAGTCCTTGTAGCTTGCGAGGATCTTATCGGGGTCTAGAAACACACCGTCTTGCCTTTCAAATACAAACTCACCATCACTTGAAGTCGAAGCCCAGTACATAAGCCTTGAGGGTTCATAGGTTGTATCATCAAACTGCTCAATGCCTATGCCCTCGGCTACTTTTCTACCAATAGCAGTATATTCATCTGCAGTAACTGCTCTTGCAAGTGGTATGATAAGCCTTAGTCTTGGCTTTTCAGGAGTGTGCTTATGAGTGGAGTAGATACAGCAGGTGAAGTCGTAAAAGAGTGTGATTTGCTCCCATATGTCAGTTGCCGCATAATCCATATCAAGGGTAAGCATCGAGCGGTGCTCCACATAACCAGTTTTACGCTTACCGGCCTTTAGCCTGCCCCCAACAAAGCCTCCTACATCCTTGACCCCGTCCTGCTTTGCCTTTGGAAGCTTCTTATATTCCTCCACACTTTCAGAAGTGCGAATGGTGTTTTTAACTTTCTCGATGAACTCCGCCCAAGTAACCTCTTTGTTTTTCCATATCTTATCCCTACGGCTATTCGCCGTTGCAATCGTTAGCTTCAAAGTCCTTCCCCTCCTCAGGTTCATAAATTTCAACAATAGTTTTTTTATTACACACATTACAGAAACCGCACTTTATATTAGAAGTAGTAAACAAAGGATGCTTAAATTTAATCTCTGTTTTTAGGTTGTTATAGCATCGCCCACAAAGAGTCATGCGTTTTTTCATAATCCGTCTACTCCTTTTTATAATAATCACATATAAAGCCATCCGCTCTCATCGGCAAACCATCAGCCCACGCTGGAGCAATAGCCATAATATTGCATACATCTTTCAATGAACCAAACTCCATAGGTGCTTCAATAACCACTTCATCATGCACATGCATCACAATTTCATAGCCTGCTTTAGCCACACTTACCATGGCTTCAGCAAGTAGGTCTCGAGCCGTAGCCTGCACAATATTCTCCACTAGCTTTGGACCATAGGTGTCAATTCTGCTCCAGCGTTTGCTTTCACCGATACCCTCATAGGTGATGCCCTCCCGTCCGAATTTATTAATCTCAATCCTTGGTTTGATATATGAAAGTTTGCGCCCTGAAGGAAGGGTTATAAAGAGAATGCCGCTTTTCATTTCGATGCTGATTTTCCCAACTATCTGAGATGCTTTATCCTTGACTGCCTTTATAGCCGCCCGGTCAATGTCCCACCACAACTTTGTGATATTGGGATTAGCATTTCGCCAGGCGGTAACAAGTGGTTGTAGTTCACTTGCTTCAACACCCATCTCTAAAGCTCCCATAGCAGTAAGAGCTCCAACCGAACCACCATATCCTAATGCGAGTTCTGAAATCTTACCTTTCTGCCTTAGAATCGAGCCTTTGGTAATCTCCTCAATTGGAACCTTGAACATCTGACTTGCAGATGCTTCGTAGATTTTGCCATGAGTTGCAAACACGTCCATTCGCCACTTTTCACCAGCCAGCCATGCAATAACCCTGGCTTCAATCGCGCTAAAATCGGCTATCATAAATCTATGGTTCGGTTTAGGAATAAAGGCTGTACGGATAAGTTCTGATAGCATGTTTGATACACTTTCAAAGAGTAGTTCCAGTTCCTCAAAGCGACCTTGCTTTAATAAATTCCTTGCAAGAGTTAAGTCCCTCTCGTGATTTTGTGGCAAATTCTGCACCTGCACGAGCCTTCCTGCCCACCGCCCTGTCCTATTTGCCCCATAGAACTGGAGCAGTCCGCGCACCCTACCATCAGGACATACTGCCCGCTCCATTGCTTCATATTTTCTGATAGAGGTTTTGGCAAGCTGCAATCTTAAATTTAGCAATTGCTCAACCTCGCCATCAGATTCTTTAGCCAGGTCTGCAACTGCTTTTTTCGATAAGGTGGGGACCTCAACGCCATTTTCAAGTAGCCATCCCTTTAGCTGTGCCACTGAGCTTGGATTATCCAGTCCAGTCAGTTTCTGTGCCTGTTCAAAGGTTTCATCCTTATTAAGTTTGTCGCAAGCGATAGCCTGTTCCACCAAATCCATGTCCACCAGCACACCCCGGTCATTAATCTCCTGGTCGAGGATATATATTTTCTGCTCTTTTTCACTGATTGGATATTTAACCAGCTTACCCCTTATGGCTCGTTCAACCTCGACATCCCGTTTGCAGTAAGCTTTGAACAGTTCCCATTTCTCGGACGCCTGGCCAGGCAGATTGCGAGTCCGGCCGCCATTGACCTTGGTCTCCTTACAGGGAACGGAGAAGTAACGGATTAAGTCCTTGCCCTCACGCATTTTCTGCTGCTCTAATCCCAATACCTGGGCTACGCCATCAAGCGATAATGGTAATCCGAGCATTGCCGCTTGAACCGCTGTACATTGCCAGCCGACAGGGGATAAAGTAATTTTTAGATATGATGCCAGGCAAGTTCTCTCGAACTGTGCATTGAAGGCTGTTTTGATCATGCTGTCGTCTGATATATCATGTAGCACTCCCACAGGAAGCTGTTCGCCACATACGAGGTCTACAATTTGCACCTCGTTATTATCATAGGCATAAGCAAATAGAAGGATTTCAAAGGCAGGTGCGGAGGTATACGCATATACCCCCGACTTGACTAAATCAACGCTACTATAGGTTTCTATGTCTATGCCGAGCGTTTTCATTACGCTAAGAAGTCATCATCATCAGCAGTTGTAAAATCATCCTCAGCTCTGCTGCGACCGCTAAGTGGCTCGCCATCTGCAAGCTTTTGCAGGTTTTGAAGTCCGCAGGCAATTCCCTTGTTGCCATTCTGGTTGAAGGCATAAAAGGTAATGCTGGCTCTGCCATAGCAGCCGCTGTACAGCTCGTTCTGGTCAAGAATTGGCTTAACGTTTTTATCCACGATGCCGGGTCTGTCCTTGCTGTTGGCGTTGACGAAGTAGCTGTCCTTGTAGGCCTCATCATCCGCTCTATCCACTTCACCATCACGAAGTGGGAGCTTTAAGCTTGCTGGAACCTTGCCGCCAAACTTGCCCTTTCCATCCTGCTTGGCCTGCTCGATTGCCGCCTTGATATCAGCGATTGTTTTCTTATCTGATTTAGGGATGATAAGAGATACGCTGTACTTCTCATCACCGCCATTGATGGACTTAGGCTCCCATACATTCGCATAGCTGAATCTGACCTTGCCGGTTACTACCTTTGTTGTGTTTTCCATGATTACATTTCCTCCTTAAAATCGGCTTCTGCCGTATTGTTTAATGTGATTACTTTTCTTTTATCTGACATTGGAACTAGGGATGGTTTGCCTGGCGGCTTTTCTATTAAATCTGAGAGCAGCTCCTTAAACTGCTTTTTGCCTAGCAATTTTTCCATATCGGTAATGCCAATAAGGGACTTTTTATAAATATCTGTAAATCCAGCACCTGTTACTGCATCAATCACTAATACTTCACTGGCGTATTTCCGATTTGATCTGCCCTCGACTAATTTGAAATCATCCCATTGCTTACCCTCTCTGATTGCCAGGTCTGTCGCGTAGGCATAAACATCTGCTGCCCATATGGATAATCTATCAGCAACGGTTAACACTTCTGCCACCTCATCATCAGTGAGCAATCCGGGCAGCTTGAAGTCATATCTTGCAAGTGCTAGATGCTCCTCCGCTCTCGCCCTACAGGTCTGTCTTGCTCTGCAAAAGCGGCAATGCTCTCCTGGAAGGAACTCGCCCTCGCCGTTTGTGGCAAGCCGCGCTCTGGGGCGAAGCTCCTCCTCAGCCCACGCGGTAAGCTCATCCGTTGAAATCTCATAGGTTGAAATGCTTTCAAGGCGTGGTTGGCAAATAGTCATGCGTACCGTTTGAATATCGTAGAGAGTGTCAAATAGTGCCAACGCCCCAAGTGCATATAATTTCATTTGTGGATTATCCTCTGCAGATACTGCGACACCTTTTCCATACTTGAGGTCAACAATATCCAGTGTGCCATCGGCAATAATCACAAGGTCCCCTGTTCCAAACCCCTCTGGTACGTGGCATGAAAAGTCCAGTCTTTGCTCAATAAGGATAATAGGGTCTTTGCAGCTTGCTTTGACCTCAGTAATTAACTCGGTAGCATAATCTACATAAATATCTGTGTAATAATCAAGATCATCGCTGTCAAAATTGCTAACTGGCTTTTTGGTTTTCATGCCTAAGTAAAGCCTAAGCTTATGCTCAGATAACTCATGTGCTGCAGTTCCCTCAGCAGCAAACACACTTGTGGTATTCTCAAAACCTTCCTCAAGCCTTGCCGATGGAGTGCAGCGCAACCACCGATGTGAACTTGATGCAGATAATAATGCGTGTTGTCCCATTACAGCACCTCAGCTTGCGCAAGCAACTCCGCATATTTTCCAGGGTCAATGTCGGTCAACTTTGTTGCTCCAAATTTAGTAATTAATGCTTTTACCTCCGGCTGTTTGCCACCCTGTGACTTTTCAGCCAGGACTGCTCGCACCTTTTCAATTGTGATTGGCTCTGCTTTTGGTGGTTCTACTACTGTTTCAGTTGGGGTGGGTTCATTTGATTGCATGGCATTTGCTAGTATTTCAATACTGCTTGCCAGTGCTCTTAAATCCTCGACTACCTCGAGGGCTAGTTTAATTTTGCTCATGGTGTGTTACCTCCTTTTAATTAAGCTGCGACTAATTTATTGATGAAATATACTTGGCCTTTGCCAGTAACCTTTGGGGTTTTACTAATAGTGGTGTGACCATCTGAATGGGTGATGACGGTTTCCTTGATTTCAAACAAATCGAGTTCCATCGACTTTTGCGTTGGCATATTGTAATCAGTTCCATTGCGTTTAATTAAGTAGCCATTCTCCCTAAGCCATCTAAAAAATCTGGTACCACCTATCTCAATGCCATTTTGCTTTATGATTTTTGCACACTCTCCAACAAGAATAGATGTAGCGGAAACCGATAAAGCATCGGCAAAGATTACTTTTGGTTTATCTTCTAGCTACCTTTTCTTTTAGTACAGCAACTTTTTCACGTTCCGTTTTTAGAGCCTGCAAGGTTTTAATCATAGTCTCTGGATCGTTTAGCATTAACTCCAATGTCCGAGAAGTGGCATAAACACCATGCCTACGGATATCTTTCAAGATCTGTTTGACCTGCCTTTTAAATTCCTTAGCAATTGGCTTGCGGCTCTGCATCAGCACTTCGTATAAACCATCCTCAGTTAAGAACCACATATTGCGATTTTGACCTGAGGTGTTTATTGAACACATCAGCTTTTCGTTATCATCAACTGCTTCTACCATTTGTGTTGGCTGCAAATGTTCAATCCATGTAGCCACATCCCTTGCCAAAAACAGAGGGTTTTCCGGATCTCCGTAAATTTTAAAATCTTGTCCCAGCACATCTCGCTGGTCAATAAGCTGTAAATTACTCATTTGAATCAACCTCTCTTTCCTCGTACTTGTCGGTGAAATATCTCACCGGTATCTTCATTTGATGTGCTGATCTAAGCTCAGACTTCATTCCCTCAGTCAGCTCATTTCCAAATAGCCACACTTCATCTACTCTTTTCATAGCCTCTAATCCGAGTGCAATCCCTGCTTCACGTTCCTCTGGGATATCCTCCTCCAGGAACTGAGTGTTATGTAGGTGAGGCGCAAATGGAACGGTACCCTGGGCATATGCGAATCGGCAGTATCTTTGTGTTCTTGCTGTGTTGCGGTCAGTGTCGCCACTGAATGGGGAGCATATAAAAACTAATGGTTTGCTACTCATCTTCAACCTCCACCTCCTTGATTGATACAGATTGAACGCTGTCACTTGGCACTAGCACTAAAATCCTTTGTCTTTTGCCGAATAAGAGATTTAAGAAACGGTCACGCAACGTAATATCTCCACCGGTTAGTACAGTTCGTTTTTTTCCGTTGACATCAGAAACGCTGATTACAACTTGATGTTTCATCATTTTTCTCACCTCCGCTTTCTGAGGAAATATTTGTCCCTCTGCCTATAAGCGGTGGGAAAGGGGTTTGTAAACCCCCTATTTTAAAAACACTTTCATTTTTTCGTAAATCTTATTTAGGCGGTTGTTTAGAGCCTGTCTCGTGGTGCCTAGTTCTGTGGCAACTTGCACATTACTTTTATCCTCAAAAAACACCTTTCGCAGAAGTTCTTTCTGTTGTGGCAGCAAGTTTTCCATTGCTGAATATATAAGGGTCATCTCTTCATTTTTTTCAGCAATATCACTGACATCTGTAGTGGCGGCGAACTCTTGACCCTGTTCAATGAGGTCATCTATTGAGGAATGCTTTTCGGTTTCTCTTCGATTATTGTCCACCTCATCGTCATCAAATGAATGAAGGGTATCAATAATAGCTTCCGTCACACCATCAATTCCGGGCATCAACCTTGTTTTGCTACCGTCCTCTGAGTAATAGATGTAGGTGGTTCTTTTGGCATTGCTTGTTTTGAATTTTTTGATCATTGTTTTTCGACTCCTTAGATTTTCAAATTTTGGCTTTTGAAAATCCGCAGAGCCATCATTAAAATCCGCAAAGAAAAAGACGGCAGGTGAATACCCTTATTGGGTATCCGTACTGTCGTCTAGCGCTCTCACGGATTTTCTATTTGGTTAATATAAAGTTCTTTAATTTACTTACCCTTTATGTTCATTACCTCGAGTTTACCGTCCGGCAAAAGGCGTATTTTGGTTTTACAGTCCTTGAGACCAATTTCTACAATACCTTTAACTTCATCAATATAACAAACCAACTTACGGTCAAGATTTCTTACTTCTTCCAGTTTGTTCACCCTCTTCTGATTGTTGCGTTCGCAAATACATTATTGACAAAAGCAAATATATTTGATATGATTGTAAATAATAAGATTTATAGTGTCGATGGGTGTAGTTAATCCATTACTTTCAATTACGTAAACATTTCATTCGCTTGTCCTTCTAATAAAATTATAATTGAAACTGACAGATAAATCGTTGACTCGAAGTTGGTGCTAAATTGCCCAAAAGTTGCAATTTGGAGGTGGTACTGTGGATGCAATGAGTTTTAGCAAATATGCTGTGGCAATAAAGGCTGCTTTAAAGGACGCAACTGCAAATGAGGATGTAACGGAACTGTTGTTCAATTCCGTTGTGTTTCCTGTGTCATTAATGAATAAGACGGGCGACCCGTTTACGGTTTCAAAGGAAACTGCAAGCAAGCTGTTCAACCAATTAATAAATGTGCCTCGTGAGATACGAAAGGCTTCCGCTGCAAAAGAAGTAACCAGTTCCATATACAACTATTTCAGCAAAAATGTATTGACACGATTATTACTGGGCTTAGAATATGATTTGTTGCTTAAGCTAACCACGCTTATTAACAAAGATAACAGTATTGCAAATGATATTAAGTACGGCTTCCTCGCAAAAGCACAAAAAAACACGCTTGCTGAATTTTTAGCAGACGTGTTCTTATACACTCTTAAAAAAGACAATAAGCTACCCAAGCCAAAGCCTACGGTAGTAAATGATTCGCAGGAGTTCAGTGCAGAACTCACACCCGATATACATGCTTATGAGAAGCACAAACTAAGATTGTTTATTGAAGCTAAGGGCTATTGCCCGCACGATAACTGTGGAGAACCACTTTTTTTTACGAAGAACAGAAAGACAATTGAACGATATAAAGCAACACAGATAAGATCAGATGTTTCATCTGATTTATTTGAAAATCTGATAGCTTTGTGCCCAAAATGCCACGATGAATACAACCTATCTTCTACGCCAGATGAGGTTCAGCGTTTATACGATATTAAAGATTCGCTCATGCGTGAAGCCTTGGCACTGGAGGTCGCATCTGAGATAAAGATAGAAGCTGATATAGATAATATTCTGCGTAAAATAGCCACCGTGCCACAGGATGAACTTATTCCGCTTAACTACGAGCCTGTTATGGTGATAAAAAAAATACGCAAAGACAATAGTCTGCTTTTGCGTAAGGCACTTTTCAACATTACTACATACTTCAACTATGTAAAGGACATCTCTCAACAATTGAGTAAAGAGGGTGTGCTTCGCTTTGATACATTTGCCACTCAAGTAAAGCTCTGCTATCTGAAACAATCTGACAAAGGTTTATCACAGCAAGAGATATACGATGCATTAGTTGAATGGCTTAAAACTACTACGAACGGAAATCGTGATGCCTGCGATGTGGTAATCTCATATTTCGTTCAGAATTGTGAGGTGTTCTGTGAGATTACCGAGTAAAATATTTTCAGTTGAGGAAAGTATAATTTCCAAGTTTTCAATTGTTTTGACTGCTTTGGAGAAAAACTCTCTATCTGCAAGTGAACTCTACGCAGCCGTCAAGAATAAAACAGAAAATTTAGGAGAATTTTTGGAAATACTCGACTGCCTTTACGCTTTGGGCAAAATCCAATATGATCAAGAATCGAGGACACTGAAATATGCTGATTGAAATAATATGTGATGAATTTAAGTCCCACGACAAACCACGCCCACCTATAGTTTTTCACGAAGGGCTTAATACGATCTTGGGAGACAAGTCGGGAAGCAACTCAATAGGCAAATCTACTTTTCTGTTAATTGTTGACTTCGCTTTCGGTGGTGATGATTACATTAGTTCTGATGCGGTTCGACAAGTTGGTTCTCATACGATTAAATTCACTTTTGAGTTCAATAATGAGCGTCACTACTTTTCTCGAAATACCACTACACCAGACGAAATTTGGGTATGTGATAAAAATTATGTAGCGAGTGAGCCTTTACCAAAAAAGAAGTATCGAGAGCACTTGTTTGCACTATACAATATCCAAAGACAGGGTATTTCTTTCCGTGATATTGTGGGTCGCTACTTCCGTGTTTATGGTCGAGACAACCTTTCAGAGAAACGGCCTTTGCTTGCTGCAGCCAGAGAATCTAATGAGAATGCGATTACAGCATTATTAAAGCTTTTTGGTGTATTCGGGCGTTTTGAGGAACTGAAAGCTGTTGAACAAGAAAGTGTCGCAAAACGCGATGCTTATAAAAAAGCACAAAAATATGAATTTATACCATTTAGCACGACGACAAAAAAGCACTTTACAGACAACGAACGGACGATAATATCTCTGCAGGAGGAATTATCCCTCCTAACTGAGCAAGCTGACAGAGAGTTGTCGGCAGATGATTTAGAAAAAGCGGATGTAGCTTCCGACATTAAGGGGAAACTCACTTATGCAAGACGGCAACGTGGACGCTTAAAGTCGCAACTGCGAGCAATAGAAGCAAATATGGGACAAGGGATTATACCAACCGAAGGTGATCGGTCTGATTTAGCTCAGTTTTTTCCGCAAATCAATATCAAAAAAATCGAGGAAATCACGCAATTCCACATACGAATGCAAAATGTTTTGAGTGTGGAATTTGAGGAAGAAGAACAACTGTTGACCGTACTTATCGAAAGTGCCAACAAGCAAATTACAACACTTGAAGACGAGCTAAGGAAAACGGGAATACCGGCTCAATTGTCAAAAAGCTTTTTGGATAAGTATTCTCAGCTAAACAATAGAATAAGGGCTTTGACGTTTCAAAATGAATCCTATTCCAAGTCGCAAGACTTGAAAGGCGAAGTGAAACGTGTTGCCGAGAGACTTGGAGAAGTGCAGGAACAAGAGTTACGCTTTTTAGAAAACGACATTAATGCACAAATGGTGCGGTTTAATGATTTCATCTATGATGGAACGCATAAACCACCTATTCTTGACTTGAAGAGCATAAAAAGCTATGTTTTTGAAACGCCTGATGATACCGGGACTGGAACATCATTTAAAAGCCTTGTCGTCTTTGATTTAAGCATACTGGAACTAACTCCACTTCCTGCTTTGGCACATGATTCTTTAATTCACAAGAACATAGGCGATGCGCCACTTGAGCGGATTATGGAACTATATCTTCAAAGCAAAAAACAAGTATTCATTGCCTTGGATAAGGATAGTTCATACACGGGTAAAACAAGTAAAATCCTCAACGATACCGCTGTGCTGTATTTATCTGAAAATGGTAATGAACTGTTCGGTCGCTCTTGGAACACAAAGCAATAA